CGCATGGATCTGGGTGATGGAGCCTACGACACGCCCGATGAGGCTTGGGAGAAAATCCTCAAGTGCTTGTTCGGAGGTGACGACGGCTTTATACCCAATGGCTCTACTACAGCCATCACTCGCGCCGCTGAACTGCTCGGACTCCGCTTGAAAGTCGCCTGCGTTAAACGCGGTGAATTCGGAGTCACGTTTTTGTCGCGCGTTTACGGCCCCGACGTCTGGTTCGGCGACTCCAACTCTTGTTGCGACCTTGAGCGGCATCTTTGCAAGCTTCATTTAAGCAAGCCGCTCCCTGCCACAGTTTCTCCTCTGATGAAACTCCACCAAAAGTGCTTAAATTACGCTCTTTCTGACCCAGAAACACCTATCGTCGGGCCCTACGCTGCCGTAGTTTTGTCTATACTCGGCAAACGCGAAGACCCGATTGTCGAAGAGCTTCAGGCATTTACTTCTTCCGTGGAGCTCGCCGAGCAATATCCGAACCGATTCGACCCGTGGATGACCCACTACGCCTCCACTCTCGGTTTCGATGTCGACTGCTTCAACGAATGGCTCATCACCGTGTCGCACCGCAACATTCTTTCTCCGCCTTTGCTACGTGAGCCCAAGCATGCCCTGCCCAAGATACCTGCCACCGTGGACGGGCAAACTCGCTACCCTTTGCCACCAGCGGCGTCAACGCCGCCAACGACCGGGGTCGCACCCCGGGCCAAACCACGACCCTCGACTGCACGTTCGGTAGCCGGCCGCCCTGACCGCCGGAACCAGCCTCCGAGGGCGCTCCAACCTGCTACCGGTTGAAGCCTCGTTTTAACAGTACAATAAACTGTTTCCCTTTTGTGTTCGTGTGTTTGTGTTCTTTCCTTTATTTATCTTTGTAAATGTTCCCTGTCGCTACACCTGTCGTGCAGCGCCCCCGAGCGCCACGCGCCCGGCGTGCCCGCCGTGGACCGCGTTCTGGTGAGATGGCAATGCTCACCGGTGGTACCGGGGACGTTAAACCCGAAGTCATGTCCTTCAAGTGCACGCAGTCTGCAGCCGACACCACTACTTCCATCCAACAAACTTTACCCATTATGCGCAACTTTTCTTCTCAAAACCGCTCTCGAGCCCAGGTGATTGAGGTCCTTAAAGTGTTTTTCTGGGTTGATAACTCAAGCGTTATCTCCAGCGCGGTCTCCGTTTACCTTTCCACCAAAAACTTTGCCGCTACTGCAACCAATTTTGGTGAGCCGACCGTGTTTGCCGCCGCCCAATACCGTGAGCTCTTCACCACCTCTGGTGAATCTAACACCCCTAACCCGCTTGTCTACGACTGTCAAGACGGGTCTGGTAACGGGTTCCTGGTGGCCACTGACTCAATTTACGCTCAAGTGGTTTCAGCGTCTACCTCTGCCGCTAACACCGTATACATTAAGATGCTTTACCGCGTCTACGGTGCCTCCGTCACGGAGTACGTCGGCATTGTTCAAGGACAGCAATGAACGCTTATCCTGTTTGTTTGGTTGTTTGTGATTGAAAATCTAAAAAA